TACACCGCAATTGTCATCGGTGGAGCATCAAGGAGTGGGAGGTCTTCTAACCTCTCCTGTACACCACTTACAAATGTTGTAGGTGGTTTAATGTCTAAGTTCTCTTGTGTTGCCAGTGAGGTACACCCACCCAATAAACATGTAAATATTAAAAATAATATTGCTTGTTCCATTTAGAACCCAAACCCTGTTAAGGGAACAACCAATTCAGTGACAGAACCATCTTCTTCAGTAATGGTAACTGTGATTGTCCCTGCTGTTAAATCTTTTACCCAATAGATTGTAGCACCTTCTAGTTCTGCTGTACCAGTTAAAGCACCATTTTCTTCGAACATACTATCGACTAGATTTTTTGAAATTTGTGCGTAGATACGAGACTCTACGTTATTGATAAATTTGTTTATAGTTTTATTTGCTTCTTCTCTTGCTGCTTCTCGTTCAGCAGCTTCAGCATCATCTTTTAATTTTTGTTTTCTGTTATGCTCAATCTGAGCAATAGAAAGGAAGTGTTGAGACTGACCAATCCCACTAAATGAGGGACTCCCGAAAGTGTGTACTAAATCACTGGCGTGACTAAGTGTCGGTATTATTGTTAGGAGTACTCCTATTGCTATTAATTTCTTCATGTCTTGATCCATACCTCTGTAATATTTTTTCTACATCCCCATCTATAGGTTTGCCTTCTTTATCGTAATGTTCTAATAACATTGAGAGTTTCGTATTCAGACGTATCATGTCATTATCAAGCATTCTAATTCTATCTACTAATGCAATAAGCGTACCCATTGCTCCACCGATTACAGGGTCAATAGTTTCAGTTACCCACTTCCATATGAAGTATACAAAGTATCCAAGTCCTATTGCTGCTATAATAGGGAAACCATAATCTTTTATTGCATTTGCAAGTTCGTCCAAATTTATCCCCTAATCACGCCGAGCATCTTCTTTACCTTCATTCGCTGCAAGTCTGTCTATGTTGGGTTTCACCCCAAACGCATAACTCATCAAAGCATCAATCTTTACTAAGTCATTATTCATAGTCTGAACACGATTGTCCAACTGTCCTATGATACTGTTTAGCGTCTTTACACTATCAGTAACGCCTGCTAGTATAAATCTGATTGTTAAGAAGACGAAATATCCTGCCGCAATAGCCCCTGCTATTGGAGCTCCAACGTCTCCCACAAATGATAGTAAATCCATATGTTCTCTCTCAATAACTACTATTTATAATAAAAGAGTGCTGCTAACGATTTATATTCCAAAATGTTTCAGGCGAAGTAAAAGTTGCATTCCATTCAGCATTTACTACTCTATATTCGAAGTAAATATATGTAACCCATGCAAAAGATAATGCAATAATAATACCACATATCAACATGTAAATCTTCTGTCCCTTAGTAAAAAAGTGATCGTCATTCCATTCGTACATAATACCTATCCTTTCGTATATATTTAGGCAATGTCATTGTTTTGACAACAGATGAATATTTGACGCTAAAAAAAAGGGACAGAGTTTGCACTCTATCCCTTTCCCCCACACTAAGTTCTTTCTCTATATTCGGTACAGTCTAGCCGTCTAGTGTGTTGTATACTACAACCGTACTTATCTATTTTGGGTCTGTGTGTTACACCTCTACCCTAGCATAGATACTATTCATTCGCCAACTTTTCAAAGTATGACATAGCATCATCATCTTCATCAGATGCAGTTGCCACTGTTGAAGGTTGTGGAGCGGGTTCAGATTTGAACTCAGGTGTGAAGTTCGTAGACTCCTCATCTTGCATTCTCTCTGCAGCAGTCTTACCAGTAGTAAGTTTGCCTGTTAATACCGCATCCAAACGAGTCTTCAACTCATCATATGATTTAAAGTTTGACGGCGCAAGAAACTCAGCAAGTGAATGCTGTGACTTGTAGATTGCTTCCAACTCTTCATCAGTTGATTTCAATGCAGATTTAGCATCCAAACCAGACTTATCGTAGTTCCAGTAACCATCTACTTTGCGAATCTTCAACATGAAGTTGGCACCTTCCCAAAAATCGAATGGGTTGATAGGTGTCTCATCAGGGAACTCAGGTTGCATTGCTTCCATAAGTTTGTCAAAGATTTTCTTACCGAACTTGTAAAGCATAACTTTACCCTCATTATGAGGATTAGTCGGGTCACTTACAACGTATACATTTGCAAAATATTGCAGTTTACGTTTTTGTTTACGAGCAATCTCTTTATCTGATTCTACACCAGAGTTCCATAACTGCGAGTTGTACTCACTGATAGGGTCTTTCTGATTTAGAGTAGTAAGAGAGTTCTCAATAAACCACTGTCCAGTTGGGCCTTGGAATGCGTGATTCCAAACTCGTACCCAAGGAAGTTCTTCACCCTCTGGTGCTGGTAGGAATCGAAGTACTGCGTACCCATTGCCTGCCTTGTCCACCTGTGGTTTCCACAGACGTTCATCCGCATAGGATTTCTTTTCTGTAGCTGGTGATTCGTCCTTTTGGACTTGTTGCAACAGTTTATCTAAACTGTTCTGGTTTCTCATTGCTGAAATTGACATATTGTATTCTCCGTATATTGTCGTATGTTTAAGTATTTCACAATCTGCACAGCATAACTGTGCATTTCATTATATAACAGTATTTATTATACTGCAAAAGTGGGGCTTTGTCAATAACTTTTTCAAGTTTTATTTCTAAGAGCATCCCACTCTTCTGGTTTTGCGTCCCAAAGAGATGTGCGTTTTGGTTTGTATACATGTGTATCTTCACCGTAACGTCCACGTTCCCTGTTGCCATCACCATTTAGTTCCGTCATGTCCTGTTGCATTGCTTTATAGTCTAGCAATTCATCTTCTTCATTAGGAACTATCTCAACATTCCCATCAAACGAATATCCATTCGCAAGCAGGAAATGTTGAAATGCGTCACACATCTCATTCAAATCAGAACCGTCTTCAACATTGAATTCAATCCTGTTAGTGTGATGTGTTGTTTTAAAACCATGTACATCTTCTTGTACAGGTTCTTCATGTATAAACTTATACACTATAGTTTCTCCATTAGTGGAAAGATTTTAGCAATCTCTTTTGCACATTTTTGTGCAACTTCCATGTGTTCTTTTTGAGTTCCATTCGCACCACGAAGTTCAATGTAATGAACCCATGAACGTAAAGAACCTTGCATATATAGTCGAGTCTTGGTCAGTCCTTCTGGAAGAACTGCACGAGCCTGTTCCTTTGCAATACCATTTTCAATCGCCCACTCGTATGCTTTACGAGATGTTTCGATAACACCTTGTTGTCTACGATTCCAATCTGTAATCAGTTGTTGGTGTTTTACATTATCTACTAGAGAAGGGTCATTCTCAATCTCAATAGAGTTCTGTCTATTTGTTGTATCCTGTAAACGACATTCTCTTTTAGTAAATGCATCACCCATTGCTGATGGTTCTGCATACCGTTGAGAAAACTCTTGAAATGCAAAACTTCGATGACGCACAATCTGGTGAGCAATGTCACGAGTAGTGTCGATTTCAATCGTAGCACTAGCCATCTCCAATGGACTCCAATGTTTATGTTTCACCAAGTACTTAATAAGTTTTTCAGATGTCTCTTGATTCATCTGATTAGCAGGATTAGATACACGAGCACAGAATGCGATTAAATCTTGTACATTCTCAATACCAATAATACCATCCTCACCTTTTGGGGGTTGACTGTAACTAATCAATCTTGTTGATGTTACCATTTGTTTTAGTTCCTTAATCTCTGTCACTAATCATTATCCTTCTTTGTCAAATTATAACCACCATCTGGCAGTTCTTCCCATAACAGAGTATCGCCTGTATCCCAACCGACTGAATCTAATGATCCTGTTGGGAATTCAAAAAACAACTCTTTTGTTTTACCATCTTGTTGGACTTCAACCAACCATGTATTCTGTGACAATTGTTTATATTTCATAACAATTCCTTCAATAAAATTGAGCAGTTTATTATCCTACTCAGGATATATAACAATTACGCCTGTTTACGATAACGAGGGCGATAACCATTATTGGACTTATTAGCAGACTCAGCAAGTTTCTTTGAGAGTACTATGTCACGCTTTTGAAGCTCTGACAAGTCAAACTCAAGAGTCTTGATTCGTGTCTTTGCTTGTACAAGCTTAGAACGATAGAAGTCTCTTTCCCTAATAAGTTCATTCGATTCGTTTGACCGAACTGGATTGGCAACTTGCACTTCCATTAGAATGTCTCCTTCACTAGTTGGAGTAGTTTTGATTTACACTTCTCTCTATCATAAGGGAGAAATGCGGCGTATTTGACGATTAATCGTCTCGTGTCTGGCCATACTAAGTCATCTTTCATTCCTTTATCAAACCGTGTTACATAATTTAGCAACCCTTGTAGGATTACCGCCGTCTCAATGCTTACTCTCTTTGCGAGTATGTTCTTTAATAATACAGGATGTTTACCACTTTGTAAAGAGAAAATTGAATTAAATTCATCAACTTGATCAAATAAAAAGTGCATGTCCTGTAAAAAGTTGTACGTCAATGACTGTCTGTTCTTAGACCATTCTAAGTAATTCTCTTCACTGAAATCACCCAGCCATCCTTTTGGCGACTTCACGAAGTTTGCAATATAGTAGTCTTGTGTATTATCACCATACTTTCTTGCCACTCTAGCGAAGAAATATCTATCTCTTCTTTTTAGAAACGATGCCTTGGATGCAGAAGTCTTTCCACCATATCTAGTATAATCATAGTTACTAGTGAAGTGTAATTTCAGACCAAGATACATCTGGTAGGATTCCCACGCTTCCATTGGACTTGTCCTTAAACTGGTAGGGTTGCTACTCGTGGCAAGAAATTCAACTTCCTTGCATCTGCTTCTATTTTTTCTTTAAGTGGTTTTGAGATTAGCGGCCCAATCGTGTCTGGTTCCATTTGATGTTTTTCACAATAATCTAATATTGCATCCATATATGATACTTCGTTTCCTTGACTAACTATCTTTTCTATTTGAAGCGCAAACTTCTTTGGCGTCATCACAACTAGTTCTTCTAGATTCATTACAAACTCCTGTTAACAGGTTTAAAAAGGTGGAGAAGGTGGTATTAATAATACCGAAACCTTCTCCGATTTTCGCAGACTTACCGTAGGTCTACACGGATGTATTAAGTCATCACACTATAGAATTTGGAGCGGGTGGAAAGAATCGAACTTTCGTCAAAAGGTTGGAAACCTCTTGTAATGCCATTATACGACACCCGCTGAATTCCACTTTTCTGTTGCTAAGTAAGTGGACAACTCCCTGCGTTTACGCCGCTAAGGCGAAATCAGATATGGCAAAGTTATCGTTTGCGTTTAGTTTTGTTGACTGTCTAACGTAAGTCACCACGGCAATCTACTCTCATCTCTATCCGTCAGTCGATCCTATTCATCCCCATCAAAAATACATTGTCTTAAACCCTCGTGAGGTCTGTATCTCTGCAAAGACACCTTATTGCAGTAAGGCGCAATGTACTTTTGGTGGAGATGGAGGGATTCGCACCCTCGTCCTGTCCAAACTTTGAATCGTATTAACGATTGCATTTCTATTTATATAACCATGATATCACAAAGATACCCCTATGTCAATAAGTTTTTGTAAACTTGTTCCACTTCCTAGTATACAGCCCATCCTTGGGGATGGAAATTCAATTATTGTCCAAGTATAGGTATCAGTGTTAACTGTAATTATCACCTTTGTTTTATACGTTCCTCTACCTTCTGGTTGAGCACCCCATCCATCCATTGTGATAAATGGTACTTCACCAAAGTTATCAGTAATAGATTTTATGGTTTGTAGTGTACCACACTGGACAGGTTTATCTGCCCAGAATGGTTCTGCTGCAACTGCTGTACTAAACAGCAGCGCCGGCAGTATTGAAAACATCTTCTTGTTGAGCATTTTCCTTTTCCCATTCTTCCGTGAACAGGTCGATTGTCTCAACCAAATCTTGAAGATAGTCATTCTTATCCTTCACAAACTCTTGGACAAGTCCATCTTCAGTTACCACTAAGATAACAATCTGATTGATTTCAATTCCTGTACGTTCCTCAAACATCTCTGCATAAGCAGATGCTTGCATATAGTATTCGAAATTATAATCATCCTTTCTTTCAGAACGAGAAGTCTTAAAGTCAATAATAGATGGGACACCGTTCCAATCTGCAATACAGTCCACACGGCCTGCAAGACGATACTTCTCACTCCACAATCCACACTCTTGTGCATAGATATTATCTATACGTTTTTCAAGCGTAGGTTTTAGTTGTGAGAACAAACACCAAGGTAAGAATGCGAACTCTTCCTTCAGTACTTCTTTATTATTTAAGAAGTCCTCACACATAGTGTGGACAGCAGTTCCACGAGAAGCGGCGGTACGCATGATATGATTAGCAACATCATTACCTACACGATTACGCCACGCTTGTAGTCCTGCCTTCTTTTCTTTACGAACACCCAACACGGTTGTGATAGATGGATAGAAACCAGTTGGCGTATCATAGAAACGCTTCCGATTAATATTCTTGGTTGATACCTCTGGGATATCTACTGGTTTATGATTAAACATAATTTACCTCAATTGTTTTCATTATTAATAATTATACCAAAAAATACGTCTTATGTCAAGAACTTTCTTCTTTTATATAAAAATGTATTTTTACTATGTTTCCGTTTTGTTTCTTTATGAAATACTCCAACTTATTTTTGGTTAGAATTTCTTTTAACTCCATCAACGTCACATCTTTCATCAGTGGTATCTTTCTTTGCTAGATTGTTAAGTGCATCAACAATTATATTATTACGTTCAGCACCGAAAATTTTATCCCAATTATCTGCATAGGCCTTTTCATTAGAGGTTCTTCTCTTGGAACCTTTACCCCCATGCCAATTAGACATTATTCTTTCTGCTTGCCTCAATACCCCATGCTGTCAATGCAGCACCAAGTATTGCAGAAAACATACCAGCTGGTATGGTCATATCACCAGTGTTAATTGCATACAGGGATGTACCAACCCACATTACACCGACTATTGTTCTTACAACACCTAGTCCACCGTAATATGCTCTTTCTCTTTGGTAATAACTATCCACCTGTTTTTGCCATTTTTTATTCTTCACTATTCAACTCCTAACCTAATCTTGTTGATTAAGTATTCTTTAACAAAACCACTACGAACAATATCCCCAATGGTAAACTCAATATTCTCAAACGCTTCCATAGCATCTAAGATTTTCATAAACTGTGTCAATCCACTCTTGTCTGAACTCTTTACAAGGTCAGTCTGGAAGAAATCTCCACAGAACATAATTTTAGAATCTTGTCCAACACGAGTAATAATCGTGTCAAGCTCATGGAAGTTTAAGTTCTGACATTCATCAACAATGATGATTGCATTGTCTAATGTAATACCACGCAAGAATGATGTAGTCAAGAACATCAAAGAACCTTGGTTCTTCAGTCTATCATACAGTCCATCAAACGCCTGTTCATTAGGTTGTTCGAATATGAACTTAACCATGTTCTGATAAGGAACTTGAAACAATGCTGTCTTATCTTCCTCATCGCCTGGCAAGAAACCAATCTCACGAGTAGGGACTGCACTACGCACAATATAAACTGTGTCGTATGGTGTGTCATGTTTCATAACTTCTTGCATTGCAAGATATAAGGATACAAAGGTTTTACCTGTACCAGCAGCTCCGTATAAGAAAAGGTTCTTACCTTTCTGATATGCTTCGAAAGCTTTCTTCTGATTGTCCGTAATTGGATTAACTTTAACCAGACTATCCATTCTGATTTCTTTTGCTTTACCCATGTGATACACCTCGTTTCGTCAATTCATTTCGAATTTTTTGTTTGAGCGGGCCTCTAGTCGATGACCTATTTAACTCCTCAACAAGAGTTTCTTTTGTCTGTTGATGCATGTAGAAGTTACTAACAGTTCTCTTCCCACTTTTTCTATCCACATTAACTTGTGTTGGTTTAAATTTTACTGGCATTAATCTCCCCTCTGTTTAGCTTGTAATTTGCGATGTTTTTCAACGATACCTTTTGTCTTAATATCCTTGATAGATTTCTTGGCGTACCTTTCAGCAAGAGGGCTGTCCGAATGGGACTCTCCTATCTTCTGCAATACTTCATTAAATCCACTATCTGTCTTAATGTTACCACTCATACCTGTACCACTAACAATCATTGGTGCAGAAGTAATAACACTTTCCTTAGAGGGATTATCTTTCAAATATTCCTGTAGAGAAGAGTAAGAGCAAAACATCTCTTCCATCTCTCCAGTATCATTGTCTCTCACGCTATATGTTGGCATTATTTTTCAATTCTTCAATTTGTAATTTCAATTCTTGGTTCTCTTCAACCAATTCCTTTATTCTATTTAGGGAAGAATAATAGCTAGCATTAAGATTCTTTATTTCCAGCTCCAGTAATGTAAATGCAGTTATAGTTTTGGATTGAGCTCCTAGTCCACCGTATGGACTCACCACTTGATTCTCTTTATCTTCTCTCATTCTTCTCCCCATATAATCGTGATAACTTTCACGATTGACTGCGTTGTGTGACGGATATCCCTTTTCAAAAACTGGCGAATTATCATTACTCATGCAGCCACCTCATACCAATCTGGAGCGCCTCTGCGTTTCCACGATGCTAGGTGTTGTTTGTATTTGACATAGTAATCACGATATGCAACTAATGAGTCATTGTTCTTTACATCATCAGGCATCGCTGGTGTTGGTTCTGTCCATACACCTTCCTTCATATTCTTTGGAGTATTGAACAAGATATCATTTAGTTTACGATAACTCTCGTGTGGTGCATCTTTACCATAACGCCACATGAACTCTGTATTGAGTTCTGTCCACATACGATACAACCATCTGTAGTTCTTTGCAGACTGTCGTACCCAAATACCACTAGGATGATTCACATGTGATGCTTTGTATAGAGTTGTTTCCATAACATCATCGTCCATCTTCCAACGCTTGATTTTTGCACCACTCTTGGTACGTCCATAATATAATTCACCGTCCATAGTACGATGTGCAGTAGACATAAGTTGAGCATACTCTATAATCATCTTACTGCAATGAGAGTCACAGTGCATCTGGGCACACATGTCCTCGTAAGCGCTTAGGTAAAATACATTCATTCTGGACGTTCTCCTATTTTCTTAAACTTGCGTCTTGCTTTACTAAATTGCTTGAGAGGTTTATTGAACACCTTGTCATTGTATTGAACACAGTGTCCTGCCTTATTGATATGATAGATTCCATTAGCGACTTTCTCTTCGCCCCAATCAGTTATTTCTTGTAGTATCTCAATCATCATCTCTCCCAGCGATAAAAGATATGGTCTTCTATCTCAATCGTTTTTGTTTTAGTCTTTGCCCAAGAAGGCATAACATAGTCAGCATGATAGTGCGTTGCACCTTCTGTGATGTCTATACTATGTATTGTACCATTAATCATTAACTCTGTCAAGGTATAAATGTTCTGATATACATAATCATTACGAATCTCATCAGACTTACCATCACAGTACCAACTGAACTGGCACTTATGTCTTACTGGTATCATCTCACCCGAACCTGTCCAACTAGGTTTATGAGGCCCTTGTTTGACAACATCACAAATACTGTTTGGATATCTTGGGTCTGCTACACGATTCAATGTCACAAAGATAACAGCAATCTGTCCTGCTGCGCCTTGTCCTCGTGCTTCATGGTATACGTTCTCAGCGAGACACCCTGTTTCCATTTGCATATAGGTATCCAACTCACCTTGAGTCAAATCCTCTGGAGCAATTGGATGGCCATGAAAGGTCAACATAGAACCTAAAATTAGTTCCTTTATCACCAGTTAACACCCCCCTCAATTTCCTCAATCTCCTGTCGAGCGGCATCAACTGCCATTCCACTACCAAACTCTTCTTTAACTTTGGCAATGATATCAGCAACAGTACTAACGCCTGTTGTAGTATCAATGTCACCACTAGAGTTATAGTAGTCCCAAACGAACTCTTGAACGTCCATCAAATAAGCATTAACTTTTCCCATTATACAATCTCCTCAAATCCAACCATAGCAACTTTGTACTTAGTTGTTCCCATTAACATCTGATCTCCCATAGAAGTAGAACGCATTCCAAACGTCTTACCTTCATACACTGGAAGGTCGGCCATTACAGTGACGTTCTCATTATAGTCGCCATTCTGCATTGTTACACCATTGTCAGCCTCAAGTGCAAATTCTTTGATACTCCAAGAACCTTGGATGTTGTTAGTCCAACGATAAGCGTACTCTAAAGCTTTAGTACCAGTTAAGTCACCAACTTCTACTAGAGCAACTGTTCGTGGTGTTTCTTCGAAAGCACTGTGGATTACTGTAATTTGTGTCATAATTTATTCCTTTATTCTCATTCTACATAGCTATGATATCACCTTGTCAACACATTGTCAACAGGTTTTTATAAAATATTTGAGTCCCAAACCTTTTGGGCAAGTTTACCCTCTAAACGGTGAGCCTCTTTCTCCCAAGGCAAGTCCCAATACCCAACTGAATCTGAAACATTACATTTCTTCCAGCGTCTGTCGGTAGCAAGTCCATTCATCTCATTGCGGGCGTATTGTTTAACATGTACCATCTCGTGACACATAGTAGTTACAAAGTCTTTTAGAGATAAGTCTTTACTAATCTCAATCTCAAACTGTCGTTTGCTATCTTCCATCATACAGTAACCAATTGCATCATCATTGAACTTACGAATGCGAACTATAATCTCTAAAGTCTTCATTCTAGGCATCAATTCAGTAATCATCTGGCAGACTGTTTTGAAAGCAACTTCTTTCTGAAACTTTGTACCACCTGTAACATCAACTAAATTCATCTGTAACCTCATTTCTCAATTTATACTAGTATTATACCTGTTATCATAACAAATGTCAAGTGTTTTGTGAAAAAAAGTACAAAAAAAAGTCCTTGCAAAACAAGGACTTAGAAATTATTTTAAATTATTTTTGACATTATGCAGATATATCTACGTTTTGCCCCATAGGTTTGAGGGGTTCTACTGATTGCCCTCTGTTATTATAGGTGGTGTATGACACCTCAGATACCCTGACAGGCCCATCGCCCGTCTGTGTGTGCTTTACATGTACAGTAGTTAGAGTGTCTCCTACAGGATAAGTCCTTGTATAATTACTCACTATCCGTACTGGTAGTATTGGTGTTATCTCTGTCATTGGTTTACCCTTACGGCGGCGGCATCCCCTCGCATTGTGTAAGAGAGAGAAAGGAGCAAGGGAATGCCGCCGAGACATGCTGGTTAGACTAGGAGTTCTCCTAGCGTTGCAGGCCCAGCTATCCCATCTGCAACTAACCCATTGGCGGATTGCCATTCTTTTAAAGCACGTTCAGTGCCTGGGCCGAAGTCACCGTCTGCTGTGATACCTAATGCTTCTTGCATCATCACAACACCAACCGACTTCATGCCTTTTCGTAATACACCAATATCTTCTGGTGAAGGTTCTTCCACAAACTCATCATCTGATTCGTGTTCTGAAACATCACTACCTAGCATATGTAGTGCTTCTTTCCAGTGATGGATACGGTCTTCCAGACCAATATAACCACCATTGATACGTTTAGTCATTGTTTTGATATCACCACTATCTGCATAACGGTTCAATCCATTCTTATTCCAGTACCAGATGGCGGACATGAGAGCGACCTCTTTATCTTCTGAAACCTTGTCTGGATTGTCAACAACGTCAACATCCATGTCGGAGGCAAATGCACTATAGTTTGCTTTACCTGTCAACTGGATTGGGCCTCTGCCACGATACTTCCATCCGTCACCTGAGTCAGTATCCCCATTCGACATACGGTTAGCATAGACTACGTTAGCAATCTTTTCTGGTTGTCTGTGATATGGTTCTGAATCTCGTGCGGCACGTTTGAAGTATTTGCCGAAGATTGCATCCAGCGCCTTGGCACTGTAGTTAAGGTTTTCAGAGAACACTCTCCAACCACCACTCTCATGTCCACACTGAGCTATGAAAGATGCAATACGTTCTGGTGTATTGATTTCATATTTCGGGAAGACTTCGTTCATTGCATCTACCCATCCATCTGGGTCTTTGCAATTAGGAAATAGTTCTTTGAACTGACTAGCTGTCAACATTGTTATTGACTCCTTTGATAATTGTCATTCCATCCAAAGGCTTCTTTAACTACGTTTTCAGAAAGTCCCTTGAATACCTTATGTAAGGATTTGTCTTTTGCGGCGATAATTAGTTCGGCCTCTGAGATATGCAAACCTTCAAGCATCTGAATGAACATGTTTTCCTTCTTAAACGTAGCAAGAGTAGTATTACCACCTTTGATAAAGTGATACAGTTTCCTTGATTCTCTACGCAAGACGGTATGTTCTGTACCTTCAGTAGCTTCGTTTGCTGTATACGGAACTTCCCCAGCGGGGATTTCCCATTCGATTGCTGGGTCAAATGAAGATTTGATAATCATTCTCAAAGAATCACAATCGTGTTCCTTTAAGATCTCAATCTTCTTGCCCTTAGTTTTTGCATTGTGTACTTTCTTTAATACCTCAGAAAGTAGAGGTGTGTATGTTTTCTGATTCATAATCAAAAGTCTCCGATATCGTTCATAAGATTTCTCAATCTTTTATTTATAAAGTAATTTAGCAGTTTACTCCTGTCACCTTTTGGAGGCATCCTATACTCTTCTAGAATCCTACCTGTCAGTTCTTCTGGAATACACTCTAAATCAATTAGTGTTTTGTTTCGTTGATAGTTACGCATCATCTCTTCATTGAAAACATCTTCTGGTTCATGTTCAATCCAACCAGCAATCTTTTTCTTTGACATAGGTTTCTGTCGCATCTCATCTACGAATGTATTGTCTGGCGATAAGAAGTTTGGTATACCATCACTCCTATCACCCTTTAACACATGTTCCTTAATATATATATTCGGATCAATATCCTTAATAAACTTTTTAAGAACAGGTGAATATTGTTTTACAAAGTTGTGTTTTTGCAACTGTATGAAATCTTTATCACCAGATAATATTAAGATGTGTTCGAATTCATTCGGTGTCTTAGATATATGTTGACATATAACTGCAATACAATCATCTGCCTCAGCACCTTCCACTTCAATAACTTTGTAGGGGAAAGTCTCACGAATTTCATCACGAATAGCATTAAGTGTCTCAAAGATTGTATTCCAATCTAAGTCTGACTTAGCCCTATCCTTCTTACGGTTTGATTTGTAGTTGGGGAAGTATTCTCTTCTCCAATACTTTTTGCTATCATAACAAAGTACAAGTTCACCAAACGCCTCTGAAAACTTTGAACGGTACATCCGTAAAGAATTCAAAACCATATGACGAACTAAGTCCTCATCGACTTGTTTGTTCTTTGACTGATTTATTTGTACCATCAGATTACTGATAGTAACTTGGTTCATATCCACTAGAATCATAATTTTCTCACTTTATTTATATACAATGATACCACTTATCGACTCATATGTCAATAGATTTTTGGTCGGAGTATAAGGATTCGAACCTTAGACCTCTACGTCCCAAACGTAGCGCACTACCAGACTGTGCTATACTCCGACAATAATGGCTGGAACGATAGGATTCGAACCTATAATCTGCACTACCAAAAAGTGATGCATTACCGTTATGCTACGTTCCAAAACTGGAGCTCCCCGCCCGATTCGAACGGGCCACCTGCTGATTACAAATCAGCTGCTCTACCAAATGAGCTAGGGGAGCAATAACTTATATATCATTGTCTGGATTCTCATCTCCAAACAACTCATCAGACACGCCCTGTATCATATCAAGGTCAATGTCCATAGTAGGTATACCATCCTCTTCTGTATAATCAATAAAGAGTTTAGTAAAATCCTGTAGAGGATGGTCTAAACCACCTTCTCTGAATATCATACTTTTAATCAACTCAACCAAAAAGGCAGTGTCTCTAAGGAAGTCGGGATGATCTACGTCAATGCCATTCTCTGACATATTGTGTATCATATTTACCACAAGTCCCTGAGTCAAATCTTCAGTAAACAAAATATGTTCACGAGCAATACCAGCGGTGTTGTCAACTTTGATTATCTTTCCTTTTGGGAAATTGATGATATTATCTTTCTTCTTCGACATGATGAGCTCCCATCCATGTATAACCAAGGTCTGGATAGAATACACCCTCTGTTCTTTTGGGTGTACCATCAGCATAATATGCCATTGCAACACAACGATACTTTATGGCACTTTGTTGATGTTCACCATAACGTGTATCAACATAATCACCATCACGCAAATAACGATGTAGATTTCTAATGTAACCTTCGTGTTGAGATACTTGCGCCTCTGCACCCTTTACCTTATCACGAACACCACGTTTAGCAGCAGACAACAAATCCTTTTGTGTCTTAATCCACATCTGCACCTTCTTCATACTAAGAGGGTCATCATCACCACGTTCAACCACACTAGGATGAATACTTTTATATTGTGGTGGGTTCTCAGCGAGACGTTTCTCTCTAGCAAGAGCAAGACGTTCACCAGCAGCCTTCTTTTGTTCAGGCGTCATTGGTTTACGTTTCTTACGAGGTTTCTTTATAGTCTCATCCGTATTTATTGTTGGGCGCCGTGCCATATCACTACCTTATTAATAACCAAGTTCTTCTTTACGTTTTTCCATATTTCTTTTGAAACGTCTCGTAGCAGCTTTCTTATCTTTCCTACGTTTAGTTCCCCTAGATTCATAGAAGGTTCTATCTCTGAGTTCTTGAAAGAACCCATCGTTTAGTAATTTTTTCTTTAAGATACGCATTGCTTTATTGACATCATTGTCACGCACCTCAACAGTCAAACCACCTTGTGGCTTGTTTTCTTTTCTTTTATTCTGGTTGTACTTATTATACCTCATTTGTTCCTCAAAAATAATTGGCCTGCCCGATAGGACTTGAACCTATAACCTACAGCTTAGAAGGCTGTTGCTCTATCCAGTTGAGCTACGGGCAGAAAATTAACCATTAGTATCGGTTAAATTTTACCCTGTGCTGTTTCCCCTCATGGGAAAAAGTCACTATACTGTGAGAGTAAACTGTATTTCTCTCTATAGTATATGTGGTGTTCTGATAACATTGTTGTTGCTGACGATAACCCACAATTTGATTTTGTTTGTTTTGTTTCTTGTCTGCTTGAAATATGCCACCTAGCACTGCACCAGCTGCTGCACCGTTATCTTTTCCAGTGATACCCTTACCAAGTAATCCACCGATAATCATTCCACCTAATACGTCCGTACCAGATGCACCACCACCACCAACATTTCCATAGATAGGAATATCGACAGTATTACAGATGTTCTCTGTATGTGGGACTTTCTTTTCAATAGTCTTATACTTATCTTCTACAGTTGCGCCACCAGCAAATGCTGTTGTTGCAAGTAGAGTTGTCGCTAAGACAGTTCCAATAATTGTAATTTTCATAATCACTCCTTCACTGTTTGTACGCATGAACCAGTTCCAAACAATTCGTAACCATTTCCCTCTGGGGCAATTGTAACACGAACATAAGTTTCTAGCGTCTCGCACATTATTTTGGCAGCAACTACTGCCTCTTCTAAAGTTTTATATACCATTTTTTTATTTACTTACCATTTACTTATACATCTTATCAGACTTAACTTGTCTTGTCAAGAGGTATTAGTTCCTTTTCCTTAGTTTTTTCATTATATAACACTTTGACGTAGTTTCCTTTTTCAAGTGTATCAAGTGTAAACTCAACTGCTTCTTCAACAGCGTCCTTCTTACCGAAGTGGACGCCGAGATAATAAAATGCGGCAAGCAACCCTGTCGCTAATAATGAATGTTCTAATCCTGTCATTGGTTCTACCTCTCTAAGATAACGTAATCGCCAAAGTATTTATCAAACACAGAAATAAGGTTTTCGTAATCACCAGACTTCATCTCTTTGAGGATTTCAGATTTATCGAACCCCAACTGTTTAGCAAGATTTGATGCTTGTCCCATTAGAGAAAAAGCATTTCCTGCTGGGCCTGTCAAGTCAATGACAAGTTCACTAGGTTGTTTATTGCGAATCATTTGCAAACTCCTTTTCAAACGCAGAGATAATTTCTTTCTTCTCTGCAATCAAATTTTCGACTGACTGAAGCGCCATTCGCTTCTCATCAGACGCACCCTCATCCATAGCAATCAATAAAGACTCTAGGATATTGATATCACGAATCACATCTACCATTATACAAACTCCTTGTATGTTACAATATTCATTATTTTTTTCACAAGTTCTTTACCATAGTCTGTGAACAGGATACCATATCCATAAACAAAAGACTCGACATCTTGACTGTGGTAAAAGTCTTCACCCTCAACTAACCAACGTAGAGCAGTCTCTTCATTACGAGCCCCACAGTTGATAGTGTTGGTAAGGATAGACTGAAATGTATCAACACATTGTTGCGCCCACTCAGACTCTTCCTTTATATTCGCCTCAATGGTATCACCATATTGGTCACACAAGTCTTCCAACTCTGCATTGGTTTTGAATTTGAAGTTCATCATACGAGCATAACTCTTAGAGTATGCTTCAGCACACATGTAGTATGCATCTTCTTCCAACATAGCACGCTTGTATTTCACGAGGGTAGTCCAACCATTCTCTTCAAAGAAAGCAGGGTCGGTAGGTATCATTCCTGCCATACGTCCCTCAGCAGCGTCAACCCATTCTTGGGTTTCAGCGTTCTTAGCAGTGATATAATCAACTAGTGCTTGTTCCATAATCATTTCCTTTTCTCAATCTTACCTATACAGTATACATGTTATTAAAACAAATGTCAAGTACTTTTTTCAGATATTTGTCTTTTTATTTGTATAATTAAAGTCTGGAGTTCAGACAAGTATTCATTCGCTTCACCCCTGCCGTAGAAGTAGGGCGTACCACTTGTTGAGTGGTTTATAGAGTCGATACCATTGCTGATACCATACTCTAAATCACCCTTATAAGCTTCTAGGAAAGTTAATGTTTCTTCCATTTCTTATCCTTCCACTCTATCATGGACAGCGACAGCGCCGTAGAAATTCACACCAAGCAACCTTTCACAAAGTTCTGAGAACCTTGAGTCAGAAGTTCCAGCGTAGTTACCACCGAACATTGTCCACTTACCTTTCTTGGATTCTGGAATCAATCGTAGTATTCTCTTACCACCGATTGGTTCTGCCATCACAAGTTCAGCAGCAGGGTAATCTTCAGACGGTTCGAAAGGCCCATCAGCATTCACAACAGTGAACCCTTTTGCATAGGATGATTCACCACCCATTGTGCAATCAATTGAACCTAACCAAGAATCTTCTTGTCTTGCTTCTTTATAGATGTTTACATGTAATCCCATTAT